ATTTGTACAGGGTTATTTTACGCCAACTAATTTAGCAAAATACGTTGGTCCACAGCCAATTATTTACAGGTCATCATGGGAACGTAAGTTTATGATGTGGTGCGACCGAAATGAAAATGTAATCATGTGGTCCAGCGAACCTATACAGATACCATATTGGTCAAAGCTCCATAATAAGCAACGTAATTATTTCCCAGACTTTTATATAAAGATACTTAAGAACGATGGTTCAATTGGGCACATGATTATTGAAATCAAACCAGAAGCCCAGATTAAAAAACCAAAGCCACCGACAACTAATAGCCAAAAAGCGCTTAAGAACTATAAGTTCCTTGCAGAACAGTATGTAATTAATAGGGATAAATATATTGCGGCACAACAGTTTGCTAATGAACGTGGTTGGAAATTCGCCGTAATGACAGAAAAATCTCTGAAGTAATGGGTCAAATTAAGAAAGACATTGCTGATAAAATAAAAACAGCTGGTTCTAAATCAAAGGCAATTAAAGGTGCCACTGATTGGTATTCAACAGCACTCAAAACTTTCTTAGATAAATCTGTTGCAAAAGATGGCGGCAGATTTGTACCTGGTAAAATATATGTATTTAGGTACGACAATCCGGTAACAGAGACTTTACAATGGTGGGATAAGAACCCTGTTGTATTGGCGCTCGATCCTTATAATAACAACGATGTTGGCATTAATCTTAATCTGCTTCCACAGAAGCTAAAAGAAACATTACTCGATGATGTGCATATAAGATTAAATGGCCAGATTAAAACCAATGAAACTCGTGCCGCAGAAAACGCCAAAGCGCAAGGACAATTAAGACTTTCTTATGAAGGTGCTAAGCGTTATCTCGATAAGTATGGATTTGGTTTTGCAATTAGACAATATATCCCCGGCATAAAAAAGAAACAAGCCGTGGTGTCTTATGAAAACTGGGCAAACATTGTGTTGTGCGACTTTGCTGACCTACAAGGTATTACTAAAGAACAGTTAGAATCGCTCTACAAAAAGTATTATAAGAGTAAGAATATATAAAGAAATTTAAAGCAGTTAAATGGCAGGTTTTGTAAATGATAAAAATGGACCTCTTTCTTATGGTAAGAGGCCATTCACATTAAGTACCGCTCTTAAGAGCTTATCGTCGTTTGGTATGTACTACGACGACATGGTACTGCGTCAGTCTCAGGCCATCGGTCCAACTGAGGATGCCCTAGGGTATGGTCAGATGAATATGATGGGTCTTGACAATGATGATATTTATGGTGCATTCGCGGCGTTGTCAATGACTGACACCAATATGCGAAAGTCAATCCCTCTATTTGATAGGGATTACCCATCTAAGAGAGACGAACTTAGAAGGTTTGCATTACATGATGAGATTGAGGATATCCTTGACATTCTTTGTGATGAGACAATTGTATATGATGATAAAAACTTCTTCTGTTATCCAGACATTATTGGTCTAGATGTTTCAGATGAGGTTGACAATTATTTTAAAAGAGCTTTCCGCCAAATCTACCAATACTTTGGTTTTAATGGCGATCAATCAGCTTGGTACTTTTTCCGTAAGTTTCTTATTGATGGTTATCTATCATTTGAAATTATTTACAATGAAAATCAGGATGAGATTATTGGTTTTAAGGAAATAGATCCTATCACACTAATGCCGGGCTTTAATAAAGAAGACGGTAAAAAGGTTTGGATTCAGTTTAAGGACCAGCCAATTAAAGAAAGGGTCCTATACGATTCACAGATTCTTTATATTTCTTATTCATCAATCACAACGGTTTCAAGGGTTTCTTATGTTGAGCGTCTTATTAGAGCGTTTAACTTGCTTAGAATCATGGAACATACACGTGTTATTTGGGCAGTGACTAATGCTTCATTCCGTATGAAGTTTGTCATCCCAATGGGTGGTAAGTCTAAGACAAGAGCAAAACAATCTCTTGCACAATTAATGCACAACTACAAAGAGGTAGTTGATTTTGATTGGGAATCTGGTTCTCTAATGACAGACGGTAAGCCAATGCTTCAGTTCTCTAGAGAATACTGGTTACCTTCTAAGGACGGTGAGACGCCAGAAATTGAAACACTTGGCGGTGACGGTCCAGACCTATCTGATGTTGAAGCACTAAAGTACTTCTCAGATAAACTAAAGCACGTTTCTAAAATCCCATACAATAGATTTATGTATGAAGACGGTGGTGGTGATTTCAACCTAGCCGCTGATGGTATGATCAGAGACGAAATTAAATTCTCTAAGTTTGTAAGAAGACTACGTTCTGCTTTCCAAGAAATTCTTGTTAAGCCAATGTACTTACAGATGTGCCTAAAATATCCTGAATTTGCAAATGATCCGCAGTTCAGAACACAAATCGCCCTAAGATTTAATGAAGAGAACATGTTTGCTGAATTGAAGCATATGGAAATCATGGAGCGTAGATTAGACTTTATTGGTCAAATGCGCGATAACCTAATGATTACTGACCCAGTAACCATGGAAGAAGAATACTTCTTTAATATGGACTTCTTAGTTGATAAGTATCTAAAGCTTTCTCCAGACGATAAGGCGGCAAATGATGCTTATAAAGCTAGAGAAGAAGAGGAGAAGGCCGGTGAAGAACCAGCCGATCCAATGGGAATGGGCATGTAAAAACAAAGTATAAATTAATATGAGATCATTTATCAAAACATTTGAACAATTTGTCGCAGAAGAAGCGATTAATGCAGGTCCTGAATCTGAGGTTGTAATTGACGATATGATTACACATAACGGTACTGAAATTTCTTCTGAAGAAATCCTAGGTATTGTTATTTCTTCTGACAACGACAAACAAGTTGAAGATAAGATTCGTGAAAAGTATGGTGAGCTTGCTTTTTCAACTGAAGATATCTCTAAAGTCATTTCTTATTATAATGACTATAATGCTGAGATTAAAGAAAAAGAAAAAGAAGAAGAAAAAGAAGCTGAAGGTGGTGAAGGTGACGATCCACTAGCTGGAATCTAAGAAATTAAATCAATAAAAAATTAAATTTCTTGTTTTTTAAAGCTGATATATAAACAAACATACTATTAGATTCATGAATCATAACAATAATCTACTAATTCTAGAGAGATCTTCGGCAACGTTAAGCTCTAAGTCTAACGATGGCGCATATATCTTAGAAGGTATTTTCGGTGAAATCGATAAGAAGAATAAAAACAATCGTATCTACACTGAAGACGAATACGTTCCACAGATTGAAGCTCTTCAAGAAAAAATCAAATCATCGAAGCTACTTGGTGAACTAGATCACCCGGCTAAATTCGATATTTCTTTAAAGAATGTTTCTCACATTATTGAGGAACTTTACTACGATAAAGAGGCAAAGCAAGTTAGAGGCAAAATTAGACTTCTAGACACTGATGCTGGTAAGCAAGCGAAAGCGCTTGTTGATGCAGGTGTTCCTTTACAGATTTCATCAAGAGCTGCCGGTGAGGTTAGCGAAAGTGGTCAAGTTAAAATTAAACAACTTTTCACTTATGATCTTGTTGCTGATCCAGGTTTTGCAAATGCAGAACTAAACAGGGTTAATGAATCTTATGGCTTTGCGGCGGATGATAATATTCAAATCTTTGAAATTACGCCAGATTCGCTAGTTACAGAAACTGAAAAAATCTCAAATCAAAATAACGAAAATAAAATCATGGAAAATCAAGCTAGATTTGTAGCGGTTGAAGATTTCAATAAGTATTCTGCGTACTTAGCTGAAGAAATCAAGGCGCTTAAAGAATCTCTAGCAGGTACTTCTACTGATAACATTGAAGAGAAACTAAATGCTCTGACAAGTTACGTAGAACACGTTGCTGAGAGAGCTGATAAAGGTATTCAATACACTGAGTACATCGCAGAAAACCTAGACAAGTCAATCGACTATTCTAACTATGTTGCTGAAAAGGTAGACCAATCAATTTCTTACACAGAGCATGTTGCTGAGGCAGCTTCAAATGTTAAGGAATATGCAAACTACCTAGCTGAAGCAATGAATGATGGCGCTGCAGATTACGAAAACGTAACTAAGTACCTAAACTACCTAAAAGAAAATGTTGAATCAATTTCACAATACGCTGATTACATCGCTGAAACAATCAATTCAAATCTAATCATGGAAGAAGAATCTGCTGAAGGTGCTAAGAACATGGAAGAGATTGAAGACGAAGAAGTTGCAGCTGGCGACAATTCTGCTGAAGGTTCAGTAGAAGGTGAAGACGCAGGTGTTGAAGCAACTGATATGGACGCTGAAGACATGAAAGATGTTACTGGCGAAGAGAAGGTTGAAGATGCTGATCAAGAAATGCCATCTGAAGAAGATGCAATGACTGAAGAATCAGCAGAAGGCGCAAAGGATGTTGAAGAAAT